GGCCGGGATCATCTGTCCGATGCCCATCAATGCACCGCCGCCAGCGCCGAACAGGTTGCCCATGCCGGTCATGAACGAGCCGCCCAAGCCGCCAAGCAGGCCGTTTGCGGCAACGCTGCCACCCGCCCACGCCAAGCCGCCGCCAAGGCCGCCCATGCCAAGCCCGGCCAGCGTGCCGCCAAGGCTCATCAGGCCGGTGCTGATACCGCCGCTGATTGCACCAGCAAGGCCGGAGAGCACGCTACCGCCCGTGCCACCGCCCAGGCCGCCGGCCAGTTGCAGGATCGAACCGAAGCTGATGCCAGCACCGCTGCCAGCCATTTGCAAGCCCGCAGCGCCGGGGAACAAGCCTTTCAGCAGGTTCAGCAAACCCGACTGCAGAAGCTGGCGCTTCATGTCGTCAAGCATCGCCTTCCACCAGCGCTTGACACCCCTGGAGCCGTCGAGGATGGCATCGGCCAGGCCGCCAGCGAAGCGCTCCCAGTCGTGCGCCATGCGCATCGCCTCGCGCGTGTTGGTGCGCCCGAGGTCTTCGAGCTGGCGCTCATACCCAGCCGCGGCCAGGCGACGCAGCTCGGCCAGCTTGGCTATTTGCACCTCGCTCATCGGGCCAAGGTCGAGCCATGCCATCTCAAGCTCAAGGATGCGCGCCTGTACGTCCTCGTAGTCCATCAGCGCGCGCGTAGAATCGCTTGCGAGCGAGTAGGCAAGATCACGAATCATGCCGTCCACGTCGCCGGTCACGTCCTTGACTTTGTGCGAGTGCGAGTAAAGCAGCGCCATAGCCTTCGCCGCCGCCTCAGCCGCCGCCGCTTGATCTTCCAGCGACAGGCCAGCCGCGCCAGCCGCGCCACCCACTTCGTCGAGTATTTGCGCGGCCTCGCGCGCCGGTGCGTTGAGGAACTCGAACGCCGCGGTCACGTCCGCCTGATTCTTCTCAAACGCACTCCAGAAGTCGTCGGTGCTTTCCAGCAGTCCCTCCATCGTGCGCGCTACGATGTCCTTCATGTCGGCCATGTTCGCCGCCATTGCTTCGGCCAGACTGTAGCCACTGCCAGGCGTGATGGCTTTTATCAATCGCTTCATCGCCGTCACAGACTTTGTGAAGCTCTCGACAAGCGCACCTGCGAGCGTGCCGGCCATCTTGCCGGCCAGTTTGAACCCATCTATCAGCACGTCGATAGTATTCTTGGCGATGATGACACCGGTAACAACGGTCTTCATCGCGTGAGCAATGTCGGTTGCACTAGTCGCTACGTTCCCTTGTTCCTCGTCCGTCGCCTTGTAGCTCGCAATAAGATCATCAAGGTTGCCGGCCACGATAACAATGGCGTCAGCAACGGTGATGATGACCTCGGCCAGTGCCTCGCTCGATGCAGACTGTTGGTCAGTCATCCCGACCAACTGCATTAGCGAATTTCGCAGCAGGGTGAACGCGTCGCCGATGGTGGCGGGCATGGATTCAGCCCGCTCTTCCAACTGCTCCATGCGCTTGGTCAAAGCGCTGAAAATGACTTCACCGGTTATCTTGCCCTCAGCGCCAAGGTCACGCAGCTGGGTAACATTGACTTCAAGCTCGTCAGCCAGCGCCTCAGCCACAGCAGACCCGCGATTCAGGACCGTGTTAAGCTCAAGGCCACGCAACGATCCGGTCGCCATCGCCTTGCTCAACGCCTCTTGAACCTGTGCGCCTTCCATACCCTTTGCGCCACTGACCACCAGCGCGTTATTCAGTGCAGTGGTGTAATCCAACTGTTGTTTTGTCGACTTGCCCAGCGCGTTGAGCGTCACAGCGTTACGGGCGAACGCCTCGGTGGTGGCCTCAATGCTCGAATACGTGCCACGCGCGATCCGAGACAGTCGCTCCATTACCGCCCCGGCGTCCTCGTGGGCCTTGATGTTGACCTTTACCCGGCTGGTCATGTCCGACCATGAGTCAGCCATCCCGGCCAGCGCCTTGATGCCTTGGATCGAAACAAACGCCGCAACAAAGCCTTTCAGAAAGCCAATGGAACGCCCAATCTGGTCGTTAAGCCGGACCGCGCCTTGCTCGGCCTGCTTGAAGCCATCGGCAGATTGCTGGCCAGCGTCCTTGCCGGCCTTACCCATGCTGGACGTCGCTGACTTGACTTTCTCGACGGCCTGAACTGCAACAGTACCATCACCGGTGATAGTCAGCTTGACGGTGTAATCGGCCACAGGTCAAGCGTCCTCGCTCTGGGCTTTCTTCTGGGCCTCGTTGCGTGCGTTGGCCATGATCCGGCCCATAAGCTGTACTCCGTCAGTCACGCGTGGCCACTCGCGCGCCGGGACGCGGCTCAACACACATGCGCTGCGCACCTCCACCGCGCTGATTGACTGCCAGTACACGCTCATGCCGATCGACACATCGACTCGGCAGCGCCAGAACACCTCAACGATGATCTGATTTTCTGGCAGTACGCCAAGCCAGATCGGCTCATCATGTTCGTCATCGTCGTCTGGCTCCCATGGTCGCTCCTCTGGCTCGTCGTCCGGCTCATCGTCGCTGGCATCCTCGTCTGGCGATTCCAGCAACCACGGTTTGACCGTCTCGTGATCGATCGCCCCGCTTAACGCAAGCGCGATCGCCTCGAGTTTTTTGCTTGATGCCTGCTCGCTGCATCGTTGGCATTCTTCGCGAATCGGGCCACGTATTCGCCAAGCAAAGCGCCGGATGTGAACGGGTTGCGAATTGCAGCCTCTTTTGCCGTGACCTCGGTGCCGTCCGGTGCCGTCGCGGTCGGCACGCCGTCAACTGATACCAGCACTTCGCGCAGATAATCGCCGGTGCTCAAGTTCCTCTCGTCCAGTTCCTCGCGCTCGGTTTCACCCAACACCCGGAACGTCGCCTTGAACTCGAATGGCCGCCACACGTCCGCGCCATCGCCAGGCAACTGCGCCTGAATGGTCGCGGTCAACGTCGTGCTTGCCAGTAGATTGATGGTTGGTGCTTTGTCGCTCATTGTCTTGCCTCACAGGTTAGATAAAGTGCCGGTCTCTCCCGGCTGTCACGACTGTCCGTGCTCGTCGTTCGCACTTCGCCCTGTGGGGCAGGGTTAAGCGTCGCCGAACTCAACCAAGAACTCGTCGCCGCCAGTCGCCGACGGGATACACGGCCCGGAAAGCTCCCAGCCGTCATCGCCGTCAATATCGGTCGGCGTCACTGTCTCGATCTGGCCACGGAATTGCAACGCAGAATAGAGGCCGGTCAAGGATGAGGACGGCGTGCCACTGGTTTCGTACAGCTCCGTGCGCCCAACCACGATAATGCCGGAGTCACGCACGAACAGCGGGTCAAAATCGCTGGTGATATCGGTCGTGGCAATGCGCATCGTCCAAGTTGCAAGCCGGTCACTGATCTGGTTGACCGACTTCGAGCTGTATTCCTTGTGGGCCAAGCTGTTGCCAAAATCAATGGACAGCGACTTGGCCCAAACGAGCAGGTCAGTCAGTGGAGCGCCGGACGTGCTCGCGGTTGCACCCTTGACCAACGTGGACAGCTTGGCGCGCATGTTGCGGGCGCTGGCAGTGACTGGCACCTTATCGGGCAGGGTCGGGGCAACCATCGCCTGTGTTGACCAGTCGGTGTAGTCGCCCATCAGCGAGCCTTGGCCGGTGAATCGCTGGCCAATTTCCATTCTCAGGCTGGACACATTGCCACGCGCGCCCAAAACCTTGAGCAATCGCCGGACGTGATACCAGTAAGCGGTAGCCGTCGGGATATTCGAGCTGATCGGGTTGTAGATCGTGGTTTTGCCGAGCAAGTCTTTCACGACCGCCATGCCGGATGGCAAGAGAATCTTCGCGCAGTCGGCGTCGGATGTCGTCGCATCGCCCGGCGTGGCCGGCGGGTAAAGCTCGAAGGTGCCCTGGATCGTTGCACGCCTGTTCGCGACAGCAAACGGTTCGGATCCAAAGAACGCCTTGTCGAGGGAGCGTTCAACTTTGTCGAACTCGGTCGAACTACTGCCGTCGAACAGTCGGAACCCGTCCGTGCCGGCTACCGGGTTGGAATCGGTGCCCTCGGACACCTCAGCCTTGAGCAACAAGGCGCGCTTTTTGAAGAAGTCTAATGCGGGCTGTGCCATGTCTTAATCCTCGTTTCTGGCTGGCGGATTGGCTGGGCTTTTGCCGGCTGGCGCTGGCTTTGCCGGTGTTGGTGTATCAGGCTTTTCCAGTGCTGTATCTGGCACCAGCTCGCCTTTCACACGGCGGTAACTTCCGCCTGATAGGGGAAAAACTTTATTGCTCATAGGACGGCCTTTGCGTACGTGGTGGTTGTGGAAAAGATCAGGTCTGCGCTCATCAGGGATTCGGTCATGTCGCCATCGCTCGACGACTCCCAGACCATCGGCGCATCTGCACCTGTTGGCTGCCAGCCGGTGATAGCCCCGGCCACAGCATTATGCAGGGCGCTCAAGCGTGACTCGCCATCGATTGACCCATCTGCGTACCGCTGGACGACGAGCCGAATCGCGACCTCTACCTTGCAGTGCTGGCGATACATGCCGGAGTAGCCGCCGCCATCGTCGCGTGACGTAAGGCGTTGCGCTGAAACCCACACCGCCGGCCAGGTCTTGGCGAAATTGGCCAAGTAGCCACGGTCATAACCGGTGCCGACGTGCACGTCCTTGTGCGATCCGCCGGAGAAACTCGTCCGAATCTGGGCAGCGATATTGCTGAGTGACAACCGCGCGTTCATTGCGTCGCGTCCTCTAAGGCTTTGCGGACTGGTGCCATGACGGCATCAAGCCACCCGCCAGCATCGCTCGTCGGGAATGACGGACGTGCTGGCGCGGTCAACGTGCCGTGCTGGTTGTACCAAGCGCGCTTGTCAGGCAGGCCGTCGCCCATCGTCACGCCGGCCACATTTGCGCTGTGAAACGCCTCAATGCTGGCGTACATGGCGCCGGTAGCAATCAAAGGCTGGATGCTGTGATTGCCCTTGCGGGCGCGGGCCTTGAGCGTCGCAGATGCCAGTGCGGGCCACGGATGGCCGTCTGGGCTTTGTTGAAACCGGAAGGCGTTGTATATGACCTGCTTTGCAGCAAGCGACACCTCGCGCATCACATCCGGATCGCCGGCAGCCACCTTGCCCAAGCGTTCGAGCGTGGCGCGGGCAGCCTTGTCATCCACCGTGATTTGAACAAAGTCCGCCATCACCCAGCCCTCGCGTAACACTCGACCAGCACACGGACCGATGCCGGTTTGAGCACAATCACCGGGTCCACGATCACGCGCGATTCGCCGCCGTATTCGATGCGGTCACCCGGCTGCGGTGTGGCACCAGCCTCCAACAAAATCTTGTCGTCACCAATCGCGACGCCGGAGTCGCCAAGCGTGTGCGTGATGGTCGCAACCTTCACGCCTTGCGCGTAGCTTGTGGTCACAGAGCCGCCTGCCGCCGTGCTGGTGAGCTTGACGCGATCACCAAAGCGCTCAATCAGCTTTGCAGCCCGTGCCGCCATCCGTGCGTAATTGGACCCGCTCACGATGCGCGCTCCAGCCGCAAATTCATACGCCCAATCGATGCAAGCAGCCCGCGCAGCATGTCGTCCACGATGCTGTAACGCACCTGCCCATCGTTGGTGCTGTGCCCATACTCGGTCGTGATCGGGCCAACCGTCTCGCGCGTCACCGGCGCATCACCGGCGTCCGTGTACAGCTCGCCATCCAGCGCGCGCACGGCCAGCTCACAGCAGGCGTCACGGATCGAGCGCACCGGCCACTGCCGGGTCGTACGCGGCCACTCAAGCGCCTGTGTCGTCGTAATGCGCTTGCCTGCGTAGCGATAGCGGGTGTCCAGGTACTGTGTGGCACGGCGCAATGCCGACTCTTGGTCTGCCGGAATCGCGCCAGCCCAAGCAGAATGACCCAGCGCTGTGCAATACGCCGTCGCATCAGTCAGCGACACGTAGCTGTCAGCGTAGGGTACGCCAGTGCCATCCTCGACAATCAGCGCCATCCATCAGCCCTCAAGTACCCAGCCCGCGCGGATGTGCGCGGCCACGGTGTCGGGGTGTACGTACAAGGTCTCGCCGTCTTTGGTGACTGGCACCAAATGGGACTCGTCGACCTTTCCCCCCTTTGCTTTCTTCTCGCTCATGTCTCTCTCTCCTGAAAGCCCGGCCAGCCGTAGCCAGCCGGGCAGTGGGATCAGCCCAACAGCAGCGCAATGTGCTCCGGCTTGATCGCCGCGCAGCCCCAAGCGAGGCACACCTCGTACTTCACTTGTCGGTACTGGCGATACACGCGGACCTCAAACGTGACGCCGGTCAGCGGGTCGGTCAGCATCATCGAGTCGTCCGCCGAATCGCCGCCGGTAGGAACAGCCGGCGCACGGGCAGCCAGAACGATGGCGTTACGGCTGAACGCAAGGTTCGGCGTGTAGCTGTTGCCGATGGTCATGGCGTTGCCGGTGGCGATCGTGACACGCGCGCCGGGCTTGTTGAGGCTGATCGTGCCGGCCGAGGTGACGCCCTTGCCGACTACGTACTTGTTGACCGTGTCCGCCGCGAACGTCACCACGTCACCAGCCAGAACGGTGTCGGTGCCGGTCTTGAGCACGATGTCACTCACGCCCACAGCAGTTGAGCCATCGGTGACGTAGCCCGTGCCGGTGCCCTTGGTGTGCGCGACAAAGCCCGCCGAGTTGCGCAGTGCGAAGCCTTGCAAGCGGTCAGTCATGCCGTTACGCAGCATGTCGCTCGATCCGGCCTCGTTGACCTTGAACAGCACCGACTGCTTGCCGCGCAGGTTCGCCATCGACGCCGAGTTGAGGGCAAGCTGCAAGTCCGTTTGCGGCGCGCCGTTTTCCTCGAGGATGCGAAGCACGCCCGCCACGTCGGTCAGGTCGCCCCCAGTGGCGAACGGCGTCGCTCCTGCCGTGCCGTAAGCGCGCGATGCACCGATCTTGCCGGCTACGGCCAAGTCGATCTCGACCGCGTTCACCAGTTTGCGCATGGCATCAGTGAACTGATCGGCCAAGATGCGGTTATATGTGCCGTTCGTCCCTACGGCCCGCTCTTCCTCGCCATTCCATCGGACCGGCGCAGCCTTCGCCTTGGTGATCTCGATGTCGGTGTAGCCGACCGTGGTATCACCGGAGTTGGCGGGCTGTTGCCCTGGGGTGATGTTCTCCAGCGCCCCCGCCTCGCCCAAGGGTACGCGGACAACCTGGTTAAGCGCCGCACGCTCGGCATTACTGTCGCGACGCACGGCGGGGATGAGGCCCACCATCTCGCGCGAGACGGTGTTGAGCGCCTCGTACAGAGTGGGGATGATGCCAGTAAGGGTGTTTGCCATGATGTTTTAACCTCGTGATTAGTCGGTAACTACTCCGCCATTCGCGATAAATTCGCTTCGGCCGGACGGTTCAAGCGCTTCGAATGCGGTGCGGCTGATGGTCTGCTTCCCGCCCTGCCCGCCGCCACCATTGCTGGGTGCGCCGGAGCCGGGCTTGTTGTCCGCTCTCAGGATCGTGTCCTTGTGCGGGTACTGGTCTACGAGGATCTCAATGGCTTCGTCGAAATCGGCGGTTGCGCCGGGGTTTTTGCGGCTGTAGATCGGATTGCCGTCGGCATCAGTCGCCTTGAGCTTTCCGTCCGCAATCTGGAATCGGCTACCAAACGTGGCCTGGATCATGTCGGCCGGAATGGCGAGCTTCTCGGCAATGAACTTTGAGCGTGCGAAAGACCCGCCGACAATTTCTCCGTGCAGCTGCTTCTCCAACGCCTGCGCCCGCTCGACCTCGGCCTGCAGCTTCGCCTGCAACGGCTTGACCGCAGATGCAACAGCGGCGTCTACCTGCCCGGCATCGATCAACTGCTTCTGGTCGAGCTTGGCAAGGGTGTCGAGTGCTTTGCGGGCTGCGTCGGCGTCCTCGATGCCCTCGAACGCCTTTAGCGACTTCTCGGCCGCTTCGGCGCGTTCGCGGTTCGCCTTGGCTTCGGCGTTGCGGGCCTTGATCGTGGCCGCAGTGCCAGCGGCATCGAATGGGGCTTCCTTGCCATCGTCATGCACATACACCGGCATGCCGTCACTGACCTCGGCGTATTGCTTACCGTCGATTTCGGCCGTCTTGAGCTTCATCACATCCTCGTGGGCATCCGCCCGTTGCATGGCCGTCCGGCCGGAATCGCCACTGCGCATCCGCGTCTATGGCACGCGCACAGGATCACCCAGCGCGGTGGTCGGTATACAGGCCATCACCTACCACTCGCGCAAATACCGCTCATCTATTCCGCATCTCCTCCAGCGTCAGCGGCTGGCCATTCCGCCCAAGAAGATCGCGAGTAGTAATCCGGCCCGCCCGCCACGCCGCTGCCCTACGCACTCCGAGCAGCTCATCCTGCGCCTGCTCGGAATGCCTGCGCAGCCAGTCGTCCAGGGATTCGCTGTAAGGGTCTTGCCCGTCGCCGGGTGGCTCATAGTCCGGTGACATGCCCACCAAAATACTTCGGCAATTCCAATGCGCGGGTGGTGGCTCGCCCATCGGCACATCGTGACCAACGGGCTGAAAGTCTACGTCATAGACCAGCCCGGCACGGGTTGCGCAGCGGATCGTAGTGCGGGTATCAAGGATGGCGTGCCACTTTAGGTAACGGACGCCACCGGCTTTCCATGTGGCCCTGCGCCCTTCGTAGGCGGCCGCGTGAGCGCTGGTGTCAGCCAAGGTGCCGGCCTGCTGTCTGGCTGTCTCCATCACGCCGCCACGCTCCCGCCCAACCCTGCCCTGCCCGATGATGGGCACAAGCGGATCGGATTGGGTGGTGTGCGCGGTGCGGATGGCGGCCACGAGGCGGTCGGTCAGGTTGGTGCCTTGTCGCTCCCACTGGCGACGTAGCGGCAGCCCCTGCACAAGCAGCGCGGCGGCTGCAGTTTCCAGTGTGGATGATCCTCCCCGGCGCAGGCCGCTGGCTCTGACAGCCCATGCTGCATCTGTGGCCATGATTGTGGCGGCGTCAACGGCTTGTTGTTCGGCGATGGCCGCATACCGGGCCTGCACCAACGCCTCCACCTCGCGCAGCAGTGCGGACAACTCGCGTCGGCCAAGGGCAGCCAATTCGATGCCGGCCAGCACCGCCCTCAGATCACGGGCGAGCGCGCGCAGCTCGCGCGTCACCCTGGCCCGCTGGCCACCGCCCACCCGCAGCAACAGCAGAGCGCGCCGGGTGTAGGCATCGACGATGGCGCGCTCAGTCGGCACTTACAGCCCCTGCACCGCGATGCGTTCTTGCTCAATCTCCCAATCGACATCATCGGCAACCAGGTTGCGGCGCTTGGCTTCCGCAAACAGGGTGGCATCGGACAACGCGCCGGCGTTACGAAGGTTGAGCAACACGGCCATGGTGTCCGCAGGAGAAGGATCAACGTCCAGGTTCGGCTGCGCCTGCACGGTGCCACCGCTGGCCTCGCCGCGCCACTCTGCGATGAGGTCGAGCAGGTCGTGGACGGTGTCCTCGAAGTCCTCGCACATGGCGCCGAGCGCGGAGTTCTCGCGCGCGGCTTCTTCGCTGGCTTGGGTTGCGGTCTTCGTCGATTCGGCGGGTTGCAGCAGCTTTGCTCCGGCTTGGCGCATCGCGTCCTCGAGCGAGTCGAGTGCTTCGCGCCCCGAGCCGATAGCCGCGCCGGTGTGCTCGACATATTGCATCTGCGCACCGATCGGTAGGCGCACCGCGTGCTTGGCACCGATCACGATGTCGTCGCCTTCCTGCACGCCGGACACGGCCAGAATCGGCACGCTAGCGGTATCGACCAAGGTGTCGTTGCCGGACTGCATGCGCCAGTGCTTGGCGTTGAGGAATGCCAGCTCACGCAGCGGTGGCGTGGCGGTCATCAGGCCGGTGCGGTGTGTGTAGAACGTGATCAGCGGGATGCGCGCCAACGGCATGGCCACATCGTCAACGATGATCCAATCACCTTTGGATTTCTCGTAGGTGCGCACGCGGCCGATTTCGTAGACGCGGATTTGCTCGATGCTGCGCGTGCCGAACTCGCCATCGGCTTCTTCGCGTGTGAAGCGGATGCGCACTTGCGAGAGGTTGCCATCGGCATCGGTGCGCCAGCCGAGGATGCGATGCGGTTCGATCTGGATCACGTAGGGTCGCACTTTGGCGGCCCGCTGCTGGGCGCGGGTACGGATGCCATCGGCGCGCGGAGACTCGACCAGACAAAACGACAGGCCGTAGCTCAGCGCCTGGGCAAACCAATCGCGCGCAAAAACGTGTAAGTTGCGGCCTTGCCGGTCAATGTCGGGCAACACGTCGTCGGCGATCCACGCCGGCACGTTGTCATCTACTATCAGTGGCCGGGCGAAGATGCGCCCGGTCATCGTGCTGACCGTCTCGGACAACGCGGGGAACAGCGTCGCCATCCCCAGCCGTGCCGTGTAGTCCTCCTGCGTTTCCAGTGGGCGTTTGGGCAGGTAGGTTTCGCCGGCAGCACGCATGCCCCGCGTGCCTCCGAGGAGCGCATCGATCAGCGCCCAGTCGGCGGCCATAGTGGCAACTGCGGGCGATGGGAAATCCAGTTTGGACATGGTCAGATCCTCAGTGCTTGGACACGCGCCACACGGCGCAGGATGGGCCAGCGGTGGGCGATGAAGTAGCCGATCGCATCACAGGCGTGGTCATGACCGCCGTCCTTGGATGGCTCGCCGTTCTTGTCGTAGGCCTGTTGTTCCAGCGATTGCACCAGCACCGGGCAGGCATCGGTGTTGATGCGCCAGTCGGGGATGATCTTATTGACCGCGTTCACCCGATCGCGCACAGCGGGGTTGGCTGGGTCGGTTCGCACGATGAAGCCGGCCTTCCTCAAGATGGCGTGATCGGATTCCTGTGCATTAACCGACTTTCGGCTATTGCCGCTGGCGTCAGGATACACGGTGATGCTGTGCTCCGGATAGCGCTGTTTGAGCATCGCGGCCATAGCGGGCGTATCGCGCACGCCGGTCAGCTCGGCCACCGTCACCGGCATGTCATCACGGATCACCGACACGACGGCGGTCATGTTCATGACGTTGAAGTCCATGCCGATGTGCAGCGGTTCGGCTGGCGCGATCGTTGCCGGCACATGGGCCGTTGCCCGGTCAAAATCAGGGTAGACGCTGCCGCTCGAGAGGTTCACAAATTCGCCGTCGAGGTATGCGGCGAGCAGGTTCGGCGGATAGGTGGCGCGCAGGCTGTCAATGTAGCCGTCCGGCAGGTTGCGGGCGTTGCTCATCGTCGTGGCCTTAATCAGTCGGTATCCGGCTGCGGGGTTGCGCTTCCAGCGGTCGTAGGTAAACCGGAAGCCCTCTGGCGTGGTTACTACCGCTACTGTGTTGAGCGAGCCATCTGGTTTCTTCTGGCGGTTTCGGGCGATGATCTTCGACCAGACGAGCCGCGCCTTCTCAGTCGCCAGCGTGTCCAGCTCGTCAACGATGCTGTCGGCGACCTCATAGCCGACGATGCGCTCGGGTGTGTCCATCGTCCGAAAGATCACTTGGCCGGCACCTGGAATCGTGATCGTGGCCTCGGTGCGATTGAGCGTGCCGGCAATGCCCAGCTCTTCGAGCGATTCGCACACTCGCGGAAAGCCGATGTTGCGCACGAGGTCGTAGGTTGGCAGGTAGTACGCGACATTTTGCCTGGGATAGCGCAGCTTGGCAACCAACGCGCGCACGATTGCCGCTTGAGTCTTGCCGGCACCGAACCCGGCGACCATGCACGGGAATTGCTCCCGCGCGCCGACGAACGCGAGCTGCGGCTCAGTCAGCCGGATGGTCGTCGTCATATCCGGTGATGATGATGGTGGAGGTCTGGATCGGGCCGCCACCGGGGCCGGTCAGCTCGATTTCCTGCTTCTCACGCCAGCCAGCGCGGGATTTGAGCCAAAAGATTGCCGCCGCCACGTTGCCCTCGGTCGCCTGCTTATGCAGCGACCGGGCCACGCCGACGTTCGCCTTCACCGTGCCCTTGTCCAGTTGCGCCCGGTAGTGCTTGCGCAGCGTCTTGGGGTCAATGTCCAGATACAGCGCGATCTCGTCGTGGCGCACGCCGTAGCCGGACAGCGCCTCAACCTGCGCCATCGTCTCAGCCGTCGGCTTATGCTGTGCGCGGGACATTACGTTTCCTCACTTGATTGGAGCGCACGGGTCGGAGTCACACCGCCCAGCGCCGGAGGGTGTCCGGCGTCCTGTTCTTTCGTGCGCGATTTGCCCAGATACATTCCCGCGCCCATGTCCGCGATCTTGCTGAACGGCAGAACGGGGACGGTTAGGCGCTGGCGTGCGGCGGGGTTGATGAAATAGATATAGCGAAGTTGAAAGCCGGGGATCGGTTCAAAACCCGCCGCCTTGTATAGTTTCATTGACGAGCCGCCGCCGGCAGATGCTGTGTGCCCGCCTTTGGTGACTGTGGTGCGGGAAACGATTTGCATCGCCTGCTGCTGCTGCTGCTGCTTGCTCTTGCCATCGGTTAGTGACGTTCGAGAGAATACCTCCGATTTGACTATGGCCTGAGCCTTTTCTATTTGATGCGCCCCCCCAATGCCGGGGCGTAATGAAGCCTCCGGAAAAACAGCCCCTGTCGGCGCCCGCCAGATCGACGTATTCTTCCTAATCCCGGTCAGCACAAATCCCGCCGCCCGGTAAATGGTGCCGTCGCCGCATTGTGCGCCATCAGCGAACGAAATCACCCATTCGATGTGCGGATAGTGCTTGCGGATCAGGCGCATCGCTACGCCAAGCGCACGGCTTTCGCTATTGCGCGGCAGGCGGTCGCTGAACGCCAT